TGGCAGGATTCGAACCTGCGACCAAGTGATTAACAGTCACCTGCGCTACCGCTGCGCCACACTCCAATAACTGGCATTTGTTTTGTTAGATCAGCTGGAGGCTAATCTGCTCTCCTACCATCTCCGTAGGTGCTTCACAAGCAGTGCCATACTGCCACAATTGTCTCTACAAGGATACACCAGATGTGTGTCACAGCTCATTACACAATCCTCTTGGACACGGATTGCCACTGGTGTATCCATGAAGAGACAACCGAAGTTGTCTCAAACTGACGATGTCAAACAGCAAATCATTATATTATCAGTATAGCTCAATTTTAAAAATAAGTCAAGCAAAAAAAGAGCGGGGAATTTTTTGCCCCGCTCTAATCGAAAGAATTTTCTTATCGATTATGCGAGACCCTGCATTTTCCATGCAGCGATCATCGAACGAGAAGGTGTTCCAAGACGATACTTCTTAGATGTTTCGCCCTTTGAGTTAGTACGATCATTTAGATAAATCGCATAACCTTGACTACGAAGATTATGAATAACATTATGCGGATTGCTTACCTTATAACGTGAAGCAATTTGCTTTGCAGTCAATTCTTGACCGCTTTCTAATGCCTTCAATACTCGATTACTAGCAGTGCTCATTTAACAATTTCTCCTTAACATTATTTATAAAATAACCTCACGGAAGGAGGTCAACCATCATGCCGCTGGAATCAACAGCACGAACTCTGTGATCACGGAATTGGCGCTTCAAGTCTTGCATAGCCATAATTATTCTTTGGCTATTATTTTGCACGACATTATATGTGCGCCACAAACCACTGATCTGAACTTGTATTTGTACGTAGCCCATCAGCCTCTCCGCATCTTAGCGATGTCAACTGCATCTTGTTTATTGTCAGCAAACACAGGTACCATATTGGACTTGTGCATTGTTGCAATACCAAGAAGCTTACGCTCGCCAGAATAAATCTTTGCATCTTGTTTTGCGCAAACACCAGAAGTCATACCTGCGCTGACATATTTAGATTGATCAGCCTTAATAGTATCAGCATATTCACTGATAAATCTATCAGATGAAAGTTTTTCTGCCTTTTGACCTTTTGTCATCTTATTGACCCAAGCATCGTGATACGCTTGAGATTTAGATGGCTTAGACTTTTGTTTACGTACACGAGTGGTCGTGTAGAAACACGGAAGCAAATGCATTGTCATTATTTTAATCTCTAGTGAAGAGAAATTCATAAATCGACGCAGCAGTCAAAGTGACAAATGCGATATAAAAGAAAGGTGCATAAGATTGGAAAACTGTGATAAAACTTGACATAATAGCTTCCTTTGTTTCAACTTATATTACCATCATACCATTATTCTTGGAATAAGTCAAGAAAAATATGACGTTGAAATCATTCACTTTTTTCCGCTTTCTGTCTTTGCGCATCCATTACGTAGATATAAAGATTACCAAGAGCCATTTGTGCGTCGGTAACCAAACCTTTCACCTTAGCATAGGGGAGATTTTCGGTTAGAGACCACTCTACATTACGCTCTAGATCGTATTGCATTTGCTCGATCTGCCTAAGAACATCTTCGTAATCGGTCATATTCATTCCTTTATCAACCATCATATTACCAGTATAGCTCAGTTTTAAAAATAAAACAAGCTATTTTTTCACTTTTTTTCACTTTTTTTTATGTAATGAAACCAATGACTTAGCAGACTTTCTTCCAGTTCGTAGGCTTCGATCTCCCATGGTCGGCTGAAATACGGTGTTTCGCCGTCGATAAAATCACCCTCCCAACGATAATTACCATTGGCTGTGTATCTGAACTTATCGGTTGCGAATTGGTAAACGTGAACTAACTCGTGGGCTACTGTTTCTACTATAGTAGACCTTGGTAATTGTTTTTCTATACTTATGGTAAAGTCTCTATACTTCTCGGTTTCATCGTTCTCTACATCGCAAAACCCGTCTGCACCGAGATTATTCTTGAACTTTACTGTTACGTGGACGTATTTGTCCAATCGTTTTCTGTCTTTGAAAAGTAATTGTTTGAAGAAAGCCAAACATTCGTCGGCTAATTTCTTTTTTGATTTTCTCTCTGTCGCCGTTTCGATTTTAGCCTTTAATCGGGCTACTCGGCGTCTACGGTTTCGATCAATTTTCATCATAATTAAATTATACCGCTATCTTAGAAAAAAAGCAAACAATTAATTGGATGATATGATATTTTCTACCTTATCATGATCTAAATTTTCTACTATGATATACTTGGCTTCTGGATCAAATTCAGACAATACATCAAGTATTTTTCTAACTTTTTCAAGTCTTTTTAAAATATCAACAAGTGTATCTTGAATAGCTTTATCATTATAACCATCTTGAAGATCAGTAATTATTGAATGCAAATTCATATCACTAGTAGAGTCAACAAATATCATGTCACCATTAATATCTGTTTCTTTCCTCATTTGTGGAAATAATATATCTTTTATCTGCTGGAGTTTATCTTCAGCAGGTGTATTTGCTTTTCTTTGGATTTTCCATGGAAATTTCATTTTAAATTCTTTCACATATTCATAATTTCTCAAAATAAATTATTTACGTTTTCTTCCAATGTTATATTTGGCTTCTAACGTCCAGTTATCTTTATCTTTATGAGAAATGATTTTTACCTGACTCATTGGAGATTTTGGTTCTTTGATTTTATCAGGATCAACAATTTTGATAAGACCCCATTCTTCCAAAAGTTGAACTATGGTATTTCTACGACCTTTATCTTCATCGTTCCAATTAGTCGGTTTACCATCCAAACCAAACAGCTCTTTAAAATGTACGATGTAATATTTGCCCTGTTTATGCAATATGTGACAAGACTGATACAGTTTTTGATCTTTACGGGATGCGACACCAATTCGAGTAAGAGTTTCTTTAATTTTCAGAAAATCTTCTTCTTCAGCGATTCTTACCTCCACCAGAGATTCTATATTGAAAGACATTAACTACTCCATCCAAAATATTATTATTAATTATTAGCATAATCATTTACTCACTCATCACTCTGTGAATATGTTCAACTTGTGATTTATTTAGGATCTTGGATATTTCAATGGCTTTATTCTGATTATAGTTGAAATACCTCATAATTTCGAATATTTCTTCATCTTTTACAGTTTTAGCCCATTTCATTTTATAGTTGTTAGTCTTTCTTACCCCATAGAAATAATAATCATGCTGAAGTTTGTTGTCAAGTTGTGGTAACAGATTCATCGTTTGAGCTTGTATAAGAGTGTCTCGGTAATAAGACAATCCTCTGTTTACCATAAATGGTTTATAATGTTCCTCATTGTCCTCAATAAGATTTGCCTTGTTACTTCTGATGTCTGTGATAAAATCAAAATGATTCATAGCAATTCACAATCTATCAACATTTCAACAAGGAATGCCATAAAGTTGATTTCTGCATCAGCAGCAAATGCAGCCTGATATTGATACTTGCCTATCAACATAACAAGAATTGGAATAGATTGTTGCGTAACAAGATTACTAGCTTCATCATAAAATTTTCTATAAAGATCATAGGCATTGAAGTCGATATTTGTTCCAACCCACTTACGCATCTGAGTGAAGTTTTTTTCTTTCATAAACCCAACAAGTTCTTCAAAAACAACACCTTTGACTGATGCAAGTATGCCACTGTTTATTTCGCCAGTAGCAGAATATCTTTGAAGCTCATTAAGAATTTTACGACTATCAGGAAAATAAAGTTGAATGACTTCAGCAACTACTGCCTTATCATACTTTACGTTTTCCGTTTCAAGAATTTTAACAACACGCTTGAGGAACTGTGATGCAAGTTTAGGAAAATCTTTTTTACCTAACTTAAAATCGACAACAGAACAACGAGAATGTAGAGGCTCAATAATTCTATTTTTGTAATTACATGTAAGAATGAAGCCACAATTTTTTGCATACTCTCCCATAAAGTTACGCAAAGCTGGTTGTGTTTTAGATGTTAAATAATCTGCCTCATCAAGAATAACATATTTACGACCGCCACTGAATGAAACAGTAGAAGCAAATCCTTGTATCTCATATCTTAGTGTATCAATATCACCATTCAATGAACCATTGATCATAATATAATCACAACCCAATTCTTCAAGCATAGCTCGAGCGATAGTTGTTTTACCAACACCAGCTGAACCTGATAAAATTAAATTTGGAATATTTTTTTGATCAACAAACTGTTGAAAAGTAACTTTCAATTCACTAGGAAGGATTGTTTCTTCTACAGTTTTTGGGCGATACTTTTCCACCCACAAAAATTGTTCTAACATATCACTTCTCCATAATAAAAAAGGGGAGTAATTATCTTACTCCCCACTAAAATAAAAGTCAATCAGTAAGTTGAGTTTTGCTCAACTGCAATCCAATATTCAGCATCCGTTCCCTTATAGTGCGAAATACCGCGAGAACATACGTCAATATCATAATCACCTGAAATCATCTTCATGTTTTCTGCCTTGAATACCAAACGGAAATTCTTGTCAGTTGTACCAACAACTTCTGTATGACTATCGCTATTAGCATTTTTAGAATCAAGTGCAGCAACAGAAAGATTAGTACCATCACCCATAATCACAATTTCAGGAACACTAAGAGTTCCAATCATCTTGTGAATATTAGACAATTCCTTTGCGCTGATATGAAAAGAAAAATCAATGCTAGGTAGTACAGGATCTTTTTCAGGTGGAACCTTTACAGTTTCCTCTGGTGTATATGCCAAAGTTGTATAACTGGAATCTTTTCTGATAGTCATGTTACGTTCATTAAACGAAACATCAGGATCTTCATAAAAAGAAAGAGTGCTGAGAAATACACCCAAGTTTTTTACAGCAAAACGGCGATCGAATGTTACAGGAACATTTGCCTTTGCGATAACTGTTTTGTTTGGTGAAATAACCTTTACAGTGTTTCCTTCACGAAATAGCATGGAAACATTAATTTGAGAAAAGTTCTTTAGAACCGAAACTGTTTTAGCGTCAAACTTCATATCATAATCTCCTTATTTTCTAGAACCAAGTTTAGCAATATCTGCTGTAGCAGATACTCCAATAGATGCTAGGTCAGCCAGTGACCCACCAAAAATATATGAACCAACATGTTGCATCTTCATCCAAGGACAGAACCAAGTGCGCAATCCAGCTTCCTGAGCTTTCTGACAGAACCAGTAATCTTCTGAAAGATAGCGCTTAGATACAGGATCAATTTCTGCCTGGAAGAATTGAAGAATCTCACGTGAACCATCAAAGTGTTCTGTACGAACATGATCTGGCTTATAGCTATACTGATCCTTATATGTATCATAGAACTTTTGCAT